CCCCGGCACACGATGACGCCCGCCCGCCGCCCGCACAGCGAACGCCACCGCATGCCGCGCCCCCAGCTCGGCCGCCACACCAAGCCGGGCCTCCACCACCCGCGGAGCCCTCCCCTCCAACCCCGCGGTCGCCCGGCCCACATCCCGCCGCAGCCCGGCCAGGTAACGGGCCAACACCACACCCGACCCCGCCGCGGTGAGCGCACCGAACGCCGCCACCCAGCCGGCCAGCGCCACCGTGACGAGCGCCGCAAGTTCAGCGCCTGCCCCGTCCTCGGCCTCGGCAGTGGTCCGGGCCTCCAGTTCGGCCGCCTCCGCGGTCTGCTGCCGCTGGACGAGGTCGGCGAGCCCCTGCGCCGGCGTGGTCACGTTCCGGGCTCCAGCTCGTTCAGGCTGACGGTCGCGCCGAGGACGGCGTCGAGGAGCTGCCCGGCCTGAGTGTCCGTGATCGCCCCCAACTGAACGCCGGTGCCGAGCGCCTGGATGGCGTTGCCGAGGCCGGTGAGAAGTTCGACGCGGCGGGCGAGTTCGGCGTCGTCGTCGAGCTTGGCGAGCCAGCCGTCGACCTGCTCCGGGTCCCGGCCGGTCTCGATGAGCGCCTGCCGCCTGGGCACGCCAGCAGCGACCTTCGCGTCGACGGTGGCCCACCCTTCGGCGTCGTCGATCTGCTGCGGCGGCTGCCACCGCACCTGAACCGTCACATCGTCGAAGCCGAGCAGAGCGAGGGCGTGCTCGAAAGCGTCCTCCGCCACGGGCCCGAACGCGTGCTGCAAGTGGTCCACGCGAGCGATCAGCGGGGCGTTCGCCTCCCGCCTCGACGCACCCGACATCTGGTCGCCGGTCGAGTCGAACAGATGGAACGGCGTCTCCGTCACCTGCGACATCGCCTTGACGTACCGGTCCAGCGGATCCATAAACACACTGGGGTTGGCGGCCTCGAACTGGCCCACCGAGCGGTAACCCTGCAACTGCCAGAACTCACCCGGGTCACTGGACAGCTGGGACAAGTTGTCGGCTTCCTCCGGGGTGGCGTTCGTGTCCTCCGGATAGTCCGGGTCGAAGTCGGCCTGCTGGCCCGGCTGGTCGACGGCCGGGTCGATGAGCCCGTACTTCTGCGGCAGGGACTCGTAATCGATGACCGCGGCGTGGGAGACCACCAGCTTGTTGATCAGGGCTTGCGCGCCATACGCGCCGTAGTGCTCGGGGCGGCCGTAAGGGCGGGCGGTGCGGAAATGGTGGAACGGAAACCCGTAGGGATGGGTGATGACAGCAGGCTGCCCGTCGCCGCTGTACGGCTGCCACCCCTTGCGGCCCTGAGCCCTCTTGCCCTTCGCCCACACATACCGCTCGACCCGGCTCACCGACTCCCCGCCCGGCCCGGTCCTGGGCGGGTAGTACAGGTCGGCGCGGACCGTCTCGTGTTCGCCCGCTCCGACGCACCACGACTTGACCGCGAGACGGACCTGAAGCGGATGCTCCTCGTCGTAGATGACCCGGACCGTGGTGGGACTGTGGACGGTCATCCCCACGCTGACGATCTGCCCGCCGGCGTCGAGGTTCGGCCACACCATCATGTACGCGTCCCCGAGCGAGCACGCTTTCTCCAGCAGCCCCGGGAGTTCCTGGTCGAGCTGGTTGAGCGTGACCAGGTCGGCAATCGCTTCGTCAGCGACGTCGTCTCCGGTGGACACGGACGTGACGTGCAGGCGGTTGAGAACGGCGCGGACGGGAATGCGGGCGAAGTTCAGCTCGTCGATCTCGTCCAGATTCGACTTCGCGAGGATCCGGGCAACGGCGTCGGAGGCGTAGATCTCGTCGACGTCGCCGTCGTAATAGGCCTGCGCCTTCGCGTAGGCCGGGCGCGCCTCGGTGAGGTCTTCGTATGCGGCTGCCAGGTCTGGGCTTGTTGCCACCTACCACACCTCCCAATCTGCCTGCGAATCGAAGGCTACGGCATCCATCTACCCCTAGTCACGAAGGCCGAGGGCTCATCGAGGGGTCACAGACCTCACCGCAGCCCGCTTCCGCACTGGCACCGGCAGCGCATAGAACGCCAACAGCAACGCATCCGCGTTATCCGGCGACCTGCCGATCCGCTTCCGCGTCTCCGCCTTCGGCTCCACCACCGTCCGCCCCGCCGCATCCACGCTGTACTTCGGCGCCGTCAACTGCGACACCAGCCGCTCCCGATCCGCATCCCCCACACCCGACAAATCCCACGCAAGATCCTCCGACAGCTTCCGGCCCACCTCCCACCAGATCTGCGACCGCAGATTCTTGAACCGGCCCGGCTCCGTCGACGCCTCCGCCACATTCACCCCCACCACCCGCGCACCGTGCACACCCTGCTGCCGCTTCTCCCGCAGACTCCCCACCACCCCCCAGCCGATACCGATCACATCCACCTTCACCAGCGAGGCCCCCGACTCGCGAATCGCCTCCACGATCCGCGCCACCGCCTTCACCGAATCCCGCTCCCGAAACCGCCACTCACGGCCCACCACCGGCCCGCGGCGCTCCCGAATACACGTCTCGTCACCGCCGGCCCCCAAGTCCACGCCCAGCTCCACCCGCGCCAACTGCTCCGGCCGCCACGGCACCTCACGCTCAACGCAGCACGCCCGCAGCTTCGACAGACGCACCACCCCGTCCTCCGCATCGTTCGGGAACTCCCCGAGCACCTTGCTGACGTAGGTGGGGGACTCCTCGCCATACTCCGCCCGCATGTCATCGACATACGCCTGCCCCACCAGCATCGGCCGCACATCGTCCGGAACAGGCTCGTCAGTGAAGTTCGGCGAGTCGAACGCGCTGATCCTGATCACATTCCAGCGGCCGCTCGCACACGCGCGGGCAAAGTACGAGCCAGGATCGTCCGGGTTCCCGACCGCCACAATCCGGCAATGCTCACCCGTAGCGATCGCGTTCGCCGCAGTCCAGAACTGCTTACGAACACCACAAGCCTCATCGATGATCACCAACACAAACTTCGCGTGAATACCCTGGAACGCGTGCGGGTTGTAATCACTGGGCTTCCGGCCGAACGCCAGCAGCCGCTTATCGAGCTTCCACTCCGTCTCGTTCACCCGGCCGAGAAACGGATTACCCCGCGTCTGCGCCTTCACGAACGCCCCATTGATCTCCGACCACAAGATCGCCTTCACCTGGTCGCCCGTCGGCGCCGTCGTCACCACCCGCGCCTCACCCGGCGGATGGATATCCAACCACCACGCCGTCAGCCGAGACACCGTGAAACTCTTACCAGTTCCATGACAAGACTGAACTGCCGTCTGACGGTTATCCCGAACCGACTCCGCAATCGCCACCTGCTTCGACCAGAAATGCTCACCCAGCTTGTCCGCAGCCCACAACGCCGGATCCCGCGCATACAGCTCCGCAGTCGCCCGCGCCTCAGCCTGCTCGACGAACAACGCCTCAGTACGCCCCAAAGCCTCCAACAGAATCCGGTCACTCAGAACACTCACCGCCGACTACCCCGCCAGCTCGCGCGCCACCAGCCGCAAATGCCGCGGCACCGCCGCACTCGCCAACTCCTGCTGCTCCTCCGACAAGCCAAGCTCGCCCAGCACACCACGCAACAGATCCGCCATCAACGCACCCACCCGCTCCGCCAACTCCACATGCCGCTCAGCAATCCCCATATCGTGAGCGATCTTGCACATGCGGATCAGCCGATCCCGCTCCTCCCCATACAAACGCACCCACGCATTCGACTTCGCCGACGTCGTCACATCGACACCAGGGAACTCCCCCGACCCCTTCTCAACCTCCGACTCCACCCCCCACACCAACGCCTCCGGCTCCGTCTCCTGAACCCGCAGACGCAGCCACATCACATGACCAGCCGCCCAACGGATCTCATCCAAGACCGTCTGAGACGGATCGCCGCTCTCCGCCTGCCCACCGAACGAACGCGACCACTCAGCCGCAGCCAGACGCCGGCCAGCGGCAGCACGAGCCTGCGGCGCGCCCCCGCCATGCTTGCGGCACACGGACTGGCCGCGCATCGGCCGGTTCTTGCACGGCTCGCCGTTGGTGCGGCGGGCGGAACAGCGGGGACCGGTGGGTGCGCCGTCTTCGCTTGGACCGATGGACGGGGGGTTTGTGGCCATGGTGGGTGCCTCCTCAGCCCTGTACCTTTGAATCGTAGGCTAAGCCTCTATCTCGTCTTCGATTCCAGTGCAGGCAGGTGGGCTGAATGGTATCCGCCAAAGGCGGGCGCGCAGGCTTCGTCTTCCGCAGCAGGCACGACGCCTACCGTGCACTCCGGAAGAAGGGCGCGAGCAAGAGCAAGGCAGCTCGCATCGCGAACGCAGGCCGGACCCTCGCCCAGCGCACCGCCATGGCCCGCAAAGCCAGCCGCACCCGTAAACGCCGAGGAGGTCGCTGATGCCACTCCCCGCAGGTGTCGAAGCCGTCACCGGCGGCGCGAACGGACTGACGAACCCGGACGGAACCGCGGCGGCCGGCACGGTCACGCTGACGCCGTCCGTGGAGCGGCTGACGTCCTCAGTACACGGGCTGATCGTGGACAATATGACCGCGTCAGGTCGGCCCTGACGGCGGGCATGCTGCGGCCCCGGAGCATGTGGCACTCCGGGGCCGCAGCATGCCGCCGGGTCAGAAGTTGGCGTTGGAGATCATCTCGCCGTCTTCGCCGTACACCGTCACCAGTCCGTTGTCGGACTCGTAGCACGACGTGAACGCGGTCGCGATCAGCTTCGCTTCGCCGGCGTTCTCGCTCATGAAGCCGCCGGTGAAGTCGGTGTAGATCTCGGCGCTGTCGAGGATGTTGTTCTGCTTGTCGGCGCCGGTGACCTTGGTGACGTGTCTGACGGCGGTCTTCTCGGTGGGGGTGCCGGTCTTGTTGACGCAGTCGGTGAACTCCTCGGCCTGGGTCTTCTTTGCTGTTCCGGCGTCGTTGGTGCCAGCGTCCTTCACGTCTGCGCCCGCTGCGGGCTTGGCGTTGTCGGTGCCGGTGTTGGTGCCGCTGTCGGTGGCGGCGTTGCAGGCGCCGATGGCGATGAGGCCGACGATGATTCCGCCAGCGATCTTCAAACCTTTGGCCATGGATTCCCCCAGGATGGTGCGGGTTGGGCGTGATGTGTGCGTGAGCGTAGGGGTGATCCGTGGCGCGCGTGGGGGTTGTGACGGTGCTGTGACCGGAACGTGTGACGGGCAGGGGTAGCGATGCGTGCAACCCGGGTGGCGGCCCTGCGGGTGCGGGCAGGACGAAGGCCCGCTCCCACCCCGGGAGCGGGCCTTCAGTCGCGCGCGTCAGTCCTGGGACGGCAGCGGTACGCGTGCGACCCAGACCTTGTCTGCGCCGACCTTGTCGCACGCGTCCTCGATCGGGTCGCGGTACTCCCAGTCGCTGAGCGACGTGATCTCCAGGGCCTCTCCGTGGACGCGCTCCGTCTCGACCAGCCACGCCATCAGGTCGTGCTGGTCCAGCCCGTCCGGCGGGCGCACGTCGGCGAGGTTGGGATGCTGCTGGAGCAGGGCGGGCTTGGCCTTGTCGCATGCGTCACCGAGCTGGTGGGTGAACACGTCTTGCCCGGTCATGAAGTTGAGGATCTCGTAGATGCCGTCCATGTGGCGTCGGGACAGGAGCTTCTCGGTGGTGACGCTGAGGATGTCGGCGAGGGGGAAGGTCTGGGTGGCCATGGGGCCATCCTCTCTCGGTCGGGCGTGGGACGGGCCTTCAGTGGTGTGCGGGTCAGGTGACGTCGGCGATGAGTTCGTCCGGCACCGTGGCGGCGACGAGCGTGACCGTCTCGGCGTGCCCAGCGCGCGCCTGCTCCTCGGTGCTGTAGCGCTACATGTACTGGTCGCCGTCGCCTGAGCCGAAGACCATGGTCTCGAAGATGATCGGCGGGCCCTCGCCGAAGGAGTAGTTGACGCCGAGCCAGACGGTAGAGACGTCCCACTCCGTGTCGGGGTCGCTGGCGGAGGTGATGCGGGTCCGCGCGACTCGGGCGTACTCCATGTTGCCGAGCAGCCTGTTGGCGGTGTCGGCGTCGAGCGGCTGGCCTTGACGGTCATACCAGAGGTGCAGGTCGGCCACGGCGGGTTCCTTTCGGTGGCGGTGGGTTGAGCGTAGGACGAGGGTCAAGCCGCGAGGGCGTCGGCGAGGATGTCGACGCGGGCGGTGGCGGGGCAGTCGACGGGGTACAGGACGGTGACGGTGGCCAGACCGTGCGCGGCGCGGGCCGGCTTGTCGTCGGCGGCGATGCGGGCGACCACGTAGGCGCTGCGGTGGACCGTGTACGAGATGAGCCGGTCGAGGCGGAAGGTGCGGCTCTCGCCGGTCTCGCGGTCCATGGCCTTGAGGAGGATGTCGCCTGCCGCGCTGATGGTGATGTCGTAGATCTCGATGGTGCGGATGGTCTCGGTGTCGTCGGCCTTGGTGTAGGTGATGGTGACGGGGTGCTTGGCGTCGAGGGCCTTGATGAGGCGGGTGAGAGTGGCGGTGGTGGTCTCGTTCGCGGTGTGCCTCATCGGGTCCCCCTGAGTCGTTCACCCTGTTCACGGGTGGCTTGCCACCTCCACTATGACACACCCTTTGACGGGTGGCAAGCCACCTGAGAACATGGGCTCATGGCCAACGCCCACAAGCACAAACAGCGCGTCATCCGAGGCGCAGACGACCAACTCTGGGAAGACCTCGACACCGCGACCAAGACGGCCGGCACCGACCGATCGGCCGTCACGCGGCAGTTCTGGGAGTGGTACGTCCAACGCCCCGACGCACGCCTGCCTGAGCGGCCGAAGACCAGCGAGGAGGGCACTGCATGAGCGGGAGCGGCAAGGCTCTTGCCACGGATCGCATCACGTCCGCCGGGTACCGGGCCTTGGAGCCGTTCCCTGGCCGGGTGAATCTGCGCTGGCTGCTGGAGTGCGTCGAGTGTGGCGAGCAGCAGCGGCTCCGCCCGGACCACAAGCTGAGCCCGTGCGAGCACAAGGAGCGCCAGCGGCAGCAGCGCGCCGAGGAAGCAGCAGAGCAGCGGTTCCGGGACGCGCTTCTGGCGGTGCGGATGCGGACGCTGGGCACGAAGAACCTGCGGGCGTTGGAGGATCACCCGGGTGTTGAGGGTGAGCGCTGGTGGGTGGAGTGCAAGTTCTGCGGCCGGAAGTGGCACATGCTGGAGGACAAGCTGCGTGCCTGCCCGCACAAGGGCACGGGGGACGAAGGGGCGCCGCCGTCGCCCGAGCCGACCCCGAGGCGCAGGGCGAAGCCCAACCGCCCGGCGAGCAGCGAGGAGACGAGCGGATGAAGGTCAGATACCGCACCAAGTCTGGGAGCGAGTCGACGGCTTACCTGGACGACGGAGAGAGCAACACCCGAACAGGGACCGACAAGTACACGGATGAACCGCTGACTGTCCGGTGGGACGGCTCGAAGTGGGTCGAGGTCGTAGAGGGGCCCGCATGAACGTGCGATGCGACGTGTGCAACCTGCCCGACCTGCACCACGGGTACGGCGACGGCATCGGCTCCTGCGACTGCCCACGCTGCGAATGCGGTGTGGCCGAGTGGTCTTGCCTGTGCACCTGCCCGCCGGACGACGAGGGGCCCTGGCCGGTGAGCCGGGAGCCCACGGCGTGACGGAGGCCCCGCCCATGACGGTGCGGGGCCTCACGTCTGTGCGGCAGCCAGGGTGGGGGAAGTTCGCAGCTCCAACCCACCACCCAGCACTGCGATACCGGGCGCGCCCCCAACTGCCGCACCCCGGACGCTACGCCCAGGCCAGGCGCCTGTCACCACCCGTGCACGGGCGGGATCACTTCACGTCCCCAGCGAAGATCGCCGCCTGAGACTCCATCGACGGCGACAACTCCACCTGCAAGTACGCCTCCGACTTCGGCAGCTCGCACGCCACCGTCGCCTTAGCCGTCCGACCCGGCCGCAGCCGCATCGACGGCAGGCCCTCAAGCCCCTGCGCGGAGTCGAAGATCTGCTCACTCTGCTGGCTCGCGTCCCCGTAGAAGCACAGGAAGTACGCCGTCCCCATGTCCAGGACCGAGCCGGTCCCGTTCGTGACCGCCACCGTGAACGACACGTAAGGCGTCCCCGACGGCGCAGCCGTGTCGGACGAGACGCCTCGCTTGAACCCGGACAGGGCGACGTCCACGCCGTCTTCGTAGCTGGCGCCGTCCGTCAGGCCGAGGATCTGCGGCTCCGTGTCCTCCGGCTCCGGCTCGGGCACTGTCTCGGCGGTGATGGTGGGGTCGGCGGCCGGCGTGCTTGCCGCGGCTGCGGGCTCGTTGTCGCGGGTTTGGACGACGACGATGCCGGTGGTGATGATCGCTGCGATGACGGCGACCGCGGCGCCGATGATGATCAGGTTGGTGCGGGACCGCTTCGGTGCGGGCGGAGGCGGCGGCATGGTGGGCATCGGCGGTGGCGTGTCGTGGCTCAAGAGTCCCCCTGGGGTGATCGGCGGCTAGGGGGCATGATGCGCGGCTGTGGAGATGTGGTGGTGGTGATGTCACCGGTTCGTGACCCAAATCCACCCGAACCGGGGGCGACTGTCACACCCCGGGTGCAGACTGCCGTCATGGCGATCAGGTACGGCGTCCAAGCCGACAGCGAAGAGGAATGCGCCGAAGGCCTCGCGCGGCTCGTCGACGCGGGCATGATCCCCGTCATGCTGCCCAAGCCTGTAGCGGAGGGCCGGTGGATGGCCCGCGCCGTACCCCAGGGCCGCTCGCCGGTGGCGCCGGCCGACCGGTAGACGCGCGGGAGCCCCACCGTCGTCCGACCGGTGGGGCTCTCAGTGCGGTGGTCCGTCAACTCGCCTTGCGGTAGTCGTTCCACAGGCCGCGCAGGACGAGGACGCAGATCGTCAACGCGACCACGGCCAGCGCCAGCACAGCGGCCAGGACGGCGAACCCGAACACCACGAATGCGATCGCGACCACCAGCACCGTCAGCGCCAGCACGCCGAGGCAGCCGCCCGCGATGTAGGCGCCCCACTGGTGCTGCTTGATCGGCGGCAGCGGATGCGGCTCGGCCGGCTGGTAGGCGTAGGGGACGGGCGGCGCGTACATGGGGCGGCCAGCCATGTCGTAGCCGATCTGCACGTGCTGCTGCCCGTCGCGGGTGGGCGGGTTCACGGGG